TTAAATGACCAACATATAAGTTATTATACAAGAACAAATAGTAACGGTACAGAAGTAGAAATTGGAGTTATAGAAAATGGAATACCACCTATTACTTTATTAGAAATTAGAACTTCAGGTGTAACGTATGCAAGTTTGGCAACAAACGCCTATGCAACATATACAGACCCTAATTCTTTAGGATTTTATTTAGGTAGTAGAACAGCATCAAACTTAACAAGATTATTTAAAAACGGTTCTAATGTTGCCAGCAGTACAACAGTATCAACAACAAACCCGACAAATAATATATTTTTAGGAGCAGCTAATAGGGGAAGTCAACCTACAGCATATTATTCAACAAAAGAATGCGCTTTCTCATCAATTGGCGATGCTTTAAGCGTAACAGAAGCAGCTAATTTTTATACAGCCGTTCAGGCATATCAAACAACTTTAGGTAGACAAGTATGACATACGTAGGACTTTTAACAGAATCGCAAAAAAATGAGCTTGTCGGTCAGCTTTACGATGACGACAGCTATTTTAATCCAATACAGGATGATTTAGACCAATGGATTATCAGCACAGAAGAAATAGAATTTTGCGTAAATCCCGAATTTCAATGGGTAAAAACACTACCTTTGATAGAATATAAACCTAAACCATCGCCACCATTTCCGCCAGTAGAATAATGCTATCACTAATAACATTAACAATATTTACAGCCTTTGCAATTAAGTTTTTGCACTATTGCATTGGTTCACCTGTTCAAGGTGAATATTATACAGGGCGTATATTTTCCGCTTACGGTAAGTTTATTTCTGATAAATATAATCAGTTTGAAGCCAAAGAAAAAAAACGAGTTTGGGATAAATATTTAGAATGGAAAGGCAAACGCAATAGGCAATTAGAAAAGGAACTTCAAGGTAAAACAGCTGAAGAATCAGAAGTTATTTACAAAGAATTTTTAGAACAAGTAGATATAGTTTATAAGGATGTTGAAAATAACATGAAAAATAACCCTTATAGTATGCTTGGCGCCTGCCCTATTTGTTTTGGTACGTGGATTAGCTTGATAATATCACTTTTTTTTGTGATTTTTGTCATGTTACCGTGGTGGTCAATATTTATTTGCACACCAACGGCGGTTATTCTTTCACGTTATATTAAAATTTACTAATGGATTCCCTGACTATTACCGCTGATTCCCTACGCGTTGCATCTGATTCGCTTAATTATTTTTTTAAAGTTTTGCCCGAAATTAAACAGCAACTTTGTGTTCTTAAACCTTTAATTATTGGCCTTACATTTTTGCTAACCGTTGACCTTATAACAGGTGTTCGTAAAGCTAAAGCAATAGGTGAAAAAATACATTCAAAAGGTTTTAGAAGGTCAATATCTAAGCTAAATGATTATGGTTTAGCAATTATTTCAAGTCAGGTTTTTACTTGGATGTTTGACTTAAACTTTACGTTATCTTATTATGTTGCCTTGTTTATTTGCGGTATTGAATTAAAATCCATTTGGGAAAATGTCAGTCAAACAACAGGCGTAGATATAATCGGCTATTTTAAAGGCTTTATACCTAATCCTAAAGATATGATAAATAAAAATAAGTAATCTGTTTGTTTTGGTTTTGGTTTTTTGGTTTTCTATGTGTTTTCAGCCCCGAATAATATCGGGGTTTTTCATTTTAATATCGTTAGCATTTCATGTGTATCGTACTTAATAATTGCCGCTACTTGAATTATTTTGTTCTGTTTAAAGTATTCATCAGCATCATATTCTTTACCATCTATATTAACTGTATTGCGGTCATAAAGGCAAAATTCACAATGCATTTTATACCTACTTGACATAATAGATTTGAACAAAAATAACGGTATGTAATTTTCAGATTTTGGAAGCTGTTTAAGTAGGTCAAAATTTATACACTTTGTGTGATTAGCGTAAACAATCCATACTGAAAATTCAGCTGGTATCATGCGATGTATGTCACACATTGCATAACCTACCTCGCGGTCAGGGAATTTATCAGTATCAAAAATAAATAACTTACTTACAGCTTCAACAACACAATTCATAAAATAATATTTACAAAAAAAGCGCCAATGCCATAGCCTAAACCATAACATAGCGCTAATTTTAATCTTTGAATATTTGTTTCAGCTTCTATTTGATATTTTAAAAATGGTAAGCCTAAAAACGGCCCAATAAACGCCCAAAAAATCATAGCAGCCATGTGTTTTTCAGAAACGGCCGATATATAAAACGTAGAAGCTATTTCAATAATTACAGCTGCAATGAATAAAATAATATATTTACTTTGCATTTTCGCGGTTTACTGCTACGTATGTAAGTTTTTTACATTCTTCAATATACCAATCTATCTGATTTGGCGGTAATAAAACAGCCATTGCGATAAACTCAGCTATGCCAGCGACATTTTCAAAGCTAACAGCGGTTAAAAGTTCGCGTTCTTCAGGTGATGCTGATTTTTCAAAGTTGTTAATAAAACCATTTATAGCGGTGTGTAAATCATTGAAACGTTTTTTCATTTCAAAACGCATCTTTTTAGGCTCGAACTGTGCTACTGCAAATTTAGCTGTATGTAATGCACCGATAAGTAACCAAATGTTTTGCGTTAGTTCGTTTACTTTGTGTTCGCCAATTTTTTCAATCAGCGCCGCCTTCTTTTGTTCTGCTGTCATGTTTTTTGATTTTTAGTTTAAAGTTTTCAATTTTGTTTTTAATAAATTCACATAATTCTTCAATAGTGTCGTAATCGGGTTGATTATCTTGCATCCAAAGCAATCCAGCATAATAGCCTTCATAGTATCTTAATTTCTGTTTTAAGCGATTCTTTTCGTAAAGTTTCATGTTAGTACTGTTTGCCATGTTTGTATGCGCGTGAAGCGTTATAATTTAATTTAGCTTTGATGTGAAAATCTAAGTCAATGTTAAACTTATGGCTAAAGTCTAAAATACGTATTATGGCATCGGCTATTTCATCTTCAACAGTATCTTTAATTGATTCTTTAAATACATCAGGTTCGTATTTGTTCAAGTACTTAATAATATCGGATTCTGTACACCATTTGCCAGCGCGGTCAGCTTCTATTGCTTCAGCTAATTCGCAAACTGTAAGCATTACAACTTCCGTTAATTTGCGCTCTGATTCCCAAAATCCGCGCGATTTATTACCTTCATGTATTTCTTTTGCTAATTGGTTAAACATGTGTTTTCTATTTAATGTAAAATTTAACTAATTGATTATTTATTTTAACAGGTTTGTTTTTCTTGATGCCTTTTGTAATCTTTGCCCGACTAACATTAAAAAACCTGCATGCTGATTCAATGCTAATAAAATTAGATGTTGATTCATCGCAAAAAACAGCTTTAATTTCGATATTCTGTTTAGGTATTTTGCCAATGTTTTCTATTTGATTTTTTCGCTTTTCAATGTAACTATAAACTGACTTTTCACAAACTAATCCTTCGGTTTTAATGTAGCCTAATGATACAAAAACACTTTCATCGTCAACAAATATCTCGGGTTTAGCTTCAACTAAACTGCCATGATTTATAAGCTGTCTAATGCGTGTTTGTGCGTATGTTGGATTCTTATAACCATCGGGTTTAATTAAATCCATTGCTTGTTGAAATGTTAAGTACATATGTAAAAATAAAATTACCTTGCGGCATCGGATTGAACGACACTTAAAACTTTGAACATTAGCGGTGATAAAGTTTTGTTTTTCGCCTCATAAACTACACAAGGAATTTAAAAAAAACCGCCTGAACTTCAAAACAGGCGGTACAAACTAAATCAATGAAAACTTTATGACAACAAACAAAAATAATATAATTATATTATAATTGCAAGTACTTTTTTTAAAAAGGTAAACCTTCATCAAATTCTGTTTGCTGTATTTGCACAACTTCGGCCTTAACTGATTCTACTTTTTGGCCGCTGTTCATCTTGCGTGTGTAAGATGCAATAATATCAGTATAGTATTTACCTTCATGCTCGCGGTATTCTATTTTACCTTCAACATATAAAGTATCGCCCTTTTCGGCTTTAATTTCTGACCATGAAGTTACGTTATGCCATTGCGTTTTTTGTTTCCATTCGCCATCTTTGTCCTTATAGCTTTCAGATGTTGCAAGGCTAAATTTTGACAGCTTTTTATCGCCTATTGTTTTAATTTCGGGTTCTTTGCCTAAATTCCCGATTAAGGTTACTTTGTTAATCATCGTTGATGTGCTTTAATATTTAAATTAGTTAATGAATTACTTTTAGGTTTTAACCTGCCTTTGCGCCAAATTTTCATATCATCAAAAAAGAAATTAGTAATACAGCCAAGTTTATAAGTTCGTGTTTGGCGTGTGCAAATCGCTTTATATGTTCCGTTATCGCATCGGTCTATTACATACCATTCATCACATCGGATTGGGTCATGAAAAAATTGATAAAGCATAGATAATAAATTGGGTGAACATATCGAGAAAGACCTCGACTTGATGGAACTAAAGACAGGGTTAAAATTTATCGTATTTATATAGTTTATAAGTTTCGATAACTTTAATAAGACTTTCGGCATAATGTGGTGCAGTTGCGTAACCAGCTTTTTTAAGGCCGTATGCCCAACTTTTATAATCGGTGCGCTTAAGTTTACGCAAGTGCGAATATCTTTCAATACAAAGCAATTTTGAATGGTCACGGTATGAACGCCATGCTGATTTATAAACTTGAAAACGGTCGCGCGGTGTATCATCTCTATAAATTGCATATTTACCGGTGCCGCGATATTTCATACCAAAATGATTGTTATGTTTGCGGCTTAGTTCCGAACGGCCTGCATTGCTTTCTAAAATGCCCTGTGCTAACTTTATACTGACTGGTATATTAAATAGTTCAGCTTCTTTTTTTGCTGTCTTTAAAAACCGTTTTATGTACTTGTCTACATGTGTCGGTATTTTAGCAGCGTGTTTCTGATTTGCAGGTGTTGCAAGTGGATAGGTAGCGCTTGCAAAAAGTAATGATGTTAAAAAAATTAGTGTTTTCATTGTGTTGTGTTTAAATAATTTAAAATATCATTAGCCATGTTTTCAGCTTGACTAATAATTTCTTCTTCTTTGTTTTCTATTTGCCAGTTGTTTAATAATAAAGCCATGTGCATCGTTTCATGCATTATGCCTGTTGCATCTGTGTAATCGTGTTTGAACCTTGTTTTATTCAAAAAGATATAAGGCAAATCACCTTCATTTGGCGAATAGTTTGCCATGCCCCAAATATAAGCCTGTTCAGAATTTTCTAAATGATTTAAAGCATCTTTTTTATTTAGACCATGCAAATAATAAACTTGAAAATAATCAAATAAATCAGTACTTTTTTCACCTATTAACAGCTGAAAATTAGAAAATAGCTTTTTGATAATCATGTTAAAAAGTTAAAAAATAGTCCTGACAGGATTTGAACCTGTATCATCGGCACCTGTCCGATATTACGGATTGATTACCGTAAGTGTTTACCAATTACACCACAGGACTTTAAAATTGCGTTTTTGAATTATCCCCTGAACGCTAACAGTGCCAACATACGATTTGGAATACTTAATTGTATTATCTTCGTTCCATGCTCAGCGCTAAGCAGAGGGCTTATAGGTTTTAAACCATTCCTGTATATCCTTAAATGGAATGAAATCTTTACCTCGATTTTCTCTTCTAAATTTTGCTAATAAGTCTAATACTTCTTCTTCACTATACATATTTTCCTTTTGCTGCTTTTCTATTTCAAGGGCTTGTTGAAATAAATCTAAAACTGATTTTGATAATCTTCCGCTTCTAAGGACTTTTATTGCCATCTCATTTTTTAACCATTCTACTGCTGTCTGT